GCTCTCAACGACACAGTAGATATAGTTGCTTATGGCACGTTTAATGTTGCTGTCATTGATATAGTTAATGATACTACGCCCCAGCTTGGCGGTGACTTAGACACCAACGGCAACGACATTACCTTTGGCGATAATGACAAAGCCATCTTCGGTGCTGGGTCTGATTTGCAGATTTATCACAATGGGTCTAACAGTTATATAGATGATACTGGCACAGGTGCTTTGATTCTGCGTGGAAACAGTAATGTTACTATTGGAAAGTACACTGGCGAAACAATGGGGTATTTTGAGGCTGACGGTTCAGCTTACTTATACCACAACAATGCAATCAAATTCCAGACAAGTGCCACAGGCGCGGATGTTTTAGGTTCTTCGGGAAGTGTTTTATCAAAGGTTATAAATAGCAGTACCACTTCGAATGGCAGTGGTGCTATTCAACAGCTTGCAGTAAATAATGGCGGTAGTTATATAAATCTTAACACACAATATGTAGATAATACAGGTGGCGGCTCGTATTTCCAAATAGCGCAATCCAACGTGCCTACTGCTTACTATGATATTGATACGCAGATTTTCCGCAATGGGAGCGGCACTGAACGTATGCGGATTGACAGCAGTGGCAATCTGCTGGTGGGTACAACGAGTCCAATCCAGTTTGGTGCTTTAAGTTTAGCATACACTGGAAGTAGTAAACTTGGTCTTGTTCTTAAATCAACTGATTCAAATACCGCTAATGCTGTAGGTTTTACAAACACATCTGGTGCTTTGGTTGGTACTATTTCTCAAACCGCTTCGTCAACAGCCTACAACACCTCATCCGACTATCGCCTCAAGGAAAATGTCACCGACATCACGGGTGCAACTGACAGGCTAAAACAGCTTAACCCTGTTCGCTTCAACTTTATCGCTGACACAGATACCACAGTCGATGGCTTCCTAGCCCACGAGGTGCAAGACATTGTGCCAGAAGCGATTACAGGTGCTAAGGACGCAATGCGTGATGAGGAATACGAAGTCACGCCAGCGGTGCTTGGTGAGGAAGGCCACGTAGTTACTAAGGCGGTTATGGCTACACGGTCTGTTCCTGATTATCAGGGCATTGACCAGAGCAAGCTAGTACCACTGTTGGTAGCAACCATACAGGAATTAGAGGCTCGTATATCTGCATTGGAGGCGAACTAATGACCAGAGCAAGAGATATTGCAGACTTAGTAGATGCCAATGGAGACATTGTTGCAACTGCGTTGAATAACGTGGCGGCTTTTCCCGCTGGTTGGTCAGCATCGTTAGATGGTTCTGACATGGTGTTTATTTACAACAGCGTAGAAGTTTTTAAAATTACAACTGCGGGTGCTGTTGTAGCTAAAGATGACGTAACAGCTTTCGGAACTCCATAATGGCAATAGCGGCATCAGGTGCAGTAAGTTTTTCCGACCTACGTTCTGAGTTTGTGGGCGGTTCTTCTGCTATATCATATTCAGATTTGTATCGTGGCGGTTCTAACATACTAGCTAAAGCCGCAAACAATACTGGTGTAAACTTAGCCGCATCTGTGCCAACAAGCGGCACAATAAGCGTTGCTAACTTTAGAAGCCAAGCTAAAGGATTTAGGTTTACTTTTTCTGCTACAGCTACAAATCAAAATGCGTCAGCTTTATTTGGCTCTGACTATGGTGTGAACTACCCTAAAGACATTGTTATTAATAGTGGGGTAGAGCTTGGTGCAACAAGCACATCAGAGCAAGCGTTAGAGATTGATACTGGTGGTGTAGGTACAATTACAGTTACCAATAATGGCACGCTAACTGGTGCTGGTGGTGCGGTAGGGGCTGACGGCGGTGATGCTTTTGAGGCGGCAGTGGCTTGTACCTTTATTAACAACGGTACTGTTCGGGCTGGTGGCGGCGGCGGCGGTGACGGTGGTGATGGTTCATTTCAAAGTACAACCACTCAGACAGCATGTTCTTTGTATTGTATAAAAACTGTTCGTGCGGCTGGTGGTAAAGCTGCTTTTTATTGGCAATCAACAAGTTATTGCAACGGCTTTCTTGCTTTTGTTCAATGTAATGTAAGTTCTATTAGCTCTGGTGGTGCTGTTTATACAAGACTTGGGAATTGTGCGTCGGGTAGTGATAGCTGTAACAGTGGCGGGTCTATTCCAAACTACAGTACAATTCAAAGGGCTGTAAGTTCAACAACTAACACTGTTGGTGGCAATGGTGGCGTTGGTGCAGGATACAATCAATCTAGTGGAACTGGTGTTGCTGGTGGAACTAACGCTGGCACTGGTGGTGATGGTGGTGGCTTTGGTGCATCAGGTTTAACAGGAGCTAACGGCAGTGTTACTAACGGTTCAGCTGGTGCGGTTGGCGGTAAATATTTGCGTGGTTTATCTTTTGTAACATTTACAAATAATGGCACGGCATTGGGGGGAACTGCATGACACCTGATGAACGTACAGCTATTTGCAAATCGTGTGAATTTTATCGTGCTGTAATAAATCAATGCAAAAAATGTGGTTGCTTTGTTTATGTCAAAACAAAACTACCGAATGCAAAATGTCCAATAAGGAAATGGTAACATGGAATACACAATAGCTGAAATCACTAATGAAGGCGTTGCCAAAATACAATTTAATGATGGCTCGTACACCTTTATTGAATTGAAACCAGAAATGACAGAGGCAGAAGTTGATGATGCTGTTTGGTGGGTAAGGCCTAACCATCTTAAAACTGGCGGTAGCGCACCATCTTTTTTAACTGTAGGCGCACCACGAATTGCATCAGAAAAACCGATTGAAGATGTAACTGCAAATGACCCTCAATGGCTAAAAGACAGAATTGATGCATACGGCCCAACATCCAGCCAGATTGAATATATTACAGAGAATGGTTTGGAAGCATGGCAAGCTCATGTAGCTCAAATTAAAGCTGATAATCCTGAGGGCTAACGATGAACCAGAATGACATACCCATTGTTGCTGGTGGCTTGACTGCTCCTTGGTGGCTAGGCGCTCTTAATGAGTGGTTAGGTCTTGTTGCTGTTGTATTAACTATTGCTATGCTAGTTCGTAATTTATGGAAATCGGGGAATAAAAAATGAGTGATGATTTTGCTAAACGTTTTAAGAATGTAAGACCACAAACAAAACCTGTTGGTTTTGGTGAATATTTTAGTAATGTTACTGCTGGTATAAGTAAAACAGTTAAGAAGATGGGTAATCTTTTTGGTTCTTCTAAAGCAAAAGCTAAAACAACATCTCCAAATCAACAACCATTAATAAGAAGATAACATGGCTATAGACCCTGTATCGGCTATAGCTGTAGCGACAACAGCATACAGGGGAATAGTACAGGCTTACAGGGCTGGTAAGCAAGTAGAGTCTATGTCTAAGGACGTAGGCAAATGGATGGGCGCTATTGCTGATGTAAAGCAAGCTCATCAAGAAAAGAAATCATCTAGATTTAAAAACGTAGAAGAACAGGCTCTCGATACTTATCAAGCTTTAAAGAAGGCTGAGAAGATGGAGCAAGAGCTAAAGAATTTTCTTGTTGCTAATTACGGATTCCAAGCGTGGAATGATTTAATGCGTATTCAAGCTGAACTAAGAAAAGAAAGGCTAGCAGAGAAACGTAGAAGGCAAAAGAAAATAGAACGTATTATGGAGGCTTTAGGGCTGGGGTTTGTTAGTTTGCTTATAGCCGCAATGGTGGCTGGGTTACTGGCGTGGATGATTTGGTTAAAAGGAGGCTTTAAATGAGTGCAGAAGATGTAGCAAGAAAGCTATTAGAGCTAAAGATACTGCCACGATTTATGATGCTGTGCATGACAGGTGTTTACATACGCTGTATTGAGTGGGCATTATCACAGCCAGATTTGACAACACAGCAAGCAAGTTTAATATCTGTAGTAACTGGTGCGATGACTGGTAGTTTAGCGGTATGGTTAAACTCAGAGAAGTAAATGGCTACTAAGCTTAATGAAAACACAGAGGTAGCATTACCGCTACGCAACATCATTAGTATGGTTGCGGCGGCTAGTCTAGCAACGTGGGCTTACTTTGGTTTGATTGAGAGGCTAAACACACTAGAGACAAACCAGACTATGATGCAGTCTGACTTGGAACAGAACACAGAGTTTCGCATTAAGTGGCCTAGAGGCGAGATGGGTAGCTTGCCAGCAGATAGCGAACAGTTCATGCTGATAGAGCATTTAGCTACTGAGTTAGAGAAGCTACAGAACGAGATTGAGGGTGGTAAAGCACCATACGATCAACAGCAGAAACTAACCTTAGAGTTCTACGAGAAGAGAATAACTAGCTTAGAAGAAAATATAGAGAAGTTGCGTAACGGTGATTGAGCTAACTTTTGTATTATTGTTGGTTATGGGTGGCGAGAAAGTAGAGTACACGCCTTATCAATCTTTGTCTGAGTGCTTGTCTGTAAGAAGAAAGATTAAGCGTAACGTAGGCCATACTAATAACTTTGACCAGAAGTGGTCATGTAAAGAGCTAAAGGTTAAAGTAAAAGATGGTAACATATTGGAGTTTGTAGAATGATTCAATTGCTAGGTGTAGTAGGTAATCTTGCTCAAACATTTCTTGAAGGCAAGGTAGATAAACAAAAAGCCAAGTCAGAGATTATGAAAACTGCGGCACAGCATGATAGCAAGTGGGAGCTAATCATGGCTGAGTCCACAAAGTCTAGCTGGAAAGACGAGATAATCACCATTGCTGTACTTGCCCCTTGTGTGCTTACATTTATTCCGGGCATGGAAGATGTAGTCAGGCAAGGATTTGACAGGCTTAATGAGTTGCCTGATTGGTATCAAAACATATTATATGTAACAATACTTGCTGGTTTAGGTTTAAAAGGTTTGGATAGATTTAAGAAGAAGTAGAGTTGTGTTCCACAGCATCTATTGCTTCAAACTCTAATACCTTATAGCCAGAACGTTTTGTAAGATAACTGCTGTAATTTTTAGCTCTTGCTACACCTAACTCCATAGCTTCTTCTTGACTTGCGGCAGATACTTTAATTTTTCTTTCTACTGTTATCTCAATATAAACATCAAAGTTAGAGCATATTGAGTATGGGTTATCTGTTGTTGACTTAACCATTATGTTCCTCACTTATAGTCAATAGTTATACGTTCACCTCTACCATCAAGTATATCATCTATAAGAAATACCAACATTCTGCCAATGGACGCTTTGTCTTCGCTATCTCCGTATCCCCATACAAGATAGTTAGTACGACCAGAATCATCATCGGTAATAGTAACTGATAGTTTTATCTCTCCGTATTCAAGGTGTTGTAGATTAACAAACATACTGCGGTAAGAAGAGAATATCCCTGAGCCATTGACCCAGAGACATCCCTCATGTTGTTGCATCTCAGGTGAGAATATAACAGCTTTCTTAGCCAAAATGTTTTGCATGTCTCTATCGGACAATACTTCATGTGTCATTTTTATAAGCCTTAACTGGTAACTCTCTTGGTTCTGAGTAATTTTCATATTTCTTCTCTATGTTCTGCCAGCCTATGTCGTAGTAACAAGACTCACAGAATATATCCATTGCGGCTGTGACGGTGTAACAATCTAATTCGTTGTTGACCATCTTGCCGCAATTTCTACATCGAGAAAAGATATAAGTTATTGTGTTACGCTGATTCTTCTGCGCTTGCCTTGAGAGACGCTTTGGCATTTCTAAACTCATCTGTAACTTGTTGCTTGCTAGACTTTGATAGCTTTCCAATAGAGGCTGCATGACTACGCCAAGCCGTGTCAATGTCGTCAAGCGTGGTCGCTGAACGAAAGTCACGAATGATACTGTCTGTGTCATCCTCCTCTAAGTCCATAGGCAAATCCTCACCAGCATAGACATTGAGGCCAAGACCGTGGAATGCAATAGCTTTTACCAAGCAACGTTGTAAAGCTTTGTTAACTTGTCCACCGTCAGGATGGGTAACAGATTGGTTTTTGTTATCCATGACGTAATGAATCTCTGTATGAGCAAGGTCCTCGATGGTAACAGTCACTGCTACATAGGTATGACCTTTGGTGTCACGCATAAAAGGTAACGGATTGTCTTGATTGTCACGGAAGATGTGCTTCTCGAATGTGGCAGTAGGATACTTCTCCTTGACATAAGCCCATGCCCAAGCCCATGACAGATAGTCAAAGCGACCTTTCTGTTGAACTTCTGCTGATACATCAAAACGTGATAGTGTTGACCATACATTACTCATCATTCTTCTCCTTAGGTGCAATGTGTGTACAGGTGAGTGTGCCAGCACGAGAACGTGTGACACGAATCTTGTGGCCTTCTAGATTACCGCCAATGTCAAAGTCCATTCTGCGGCATTTCTCAGGCATCTTTTCCTTGAACATATCCTTGGCTTCATCACCAACTTTAACAGCTTTCTTAGCATCAATAATGTTTTGAGCTTCAAAGCCAAACAAATGATTATGTTCTTCAGACCAATCAGGTAAGTCAGCCATGTTCATTGTAAACATGTCGGAGTAATCGGCAGGAGGCATAGCATCTGGTAGTACATGAGTATCGTCTTTATACATCTGCCAGAACATACGGCACTGGTTGATATACATGTCACACCAGCTGTTGTCCTTTTGTATCATACGCCACTCTAGGCGACAGCGTACACCGAATAGAGCCACAAGATAACAACGGTCGACACCAGCCACCAGCATGTGATGCTGACATTGTGGCGAATAAAAGTCACATAGTTCTTCCATGTCTTTGAAACCAAAATGAGCTTTAATTTCCAATGGAAGAGCATCGCCAACAACACGGGCATCAAAGGTAGAATGCATAGGGATGCTGTCAATAAGAATAGTTTTGCCCATTCCCCTTGCATTAACCTTGCGTTTGTTTTGTTCACACCATTTGTCAATGATGTAGGGTTCGAGGTATGAGCCAGTGTCCATGAGCAGTTGGGTTTGTTTTGAAAACTTTGCATGTTCATGTCCACCTTTCTGGTTTGCTAGAGTAATCCACTGTGCAATATCACCTGAGGCAATAGTTTTTGCATCTGATGAGCCAATGTAGGTGGCTCGTTCTTTGATCTGTGCTTCAGTAAGCATTCATTTCTCCTCGCCCCATGTACGTTGCCATGTGGTCACATAATCGGCTAGCTTATATAAGTCAGGCCCGCATTCATCGGCTTGTGCATCCGCCCATGCATCTTCTACAGCATTACGGAATCGGTATTGGTCAAAGTTTCTGCCAGCAATCTCCTTTACTTTTGTAATGAATAATTCTTTGTCTGTAGTGATGGGTGCAATCTCAGTGGCAAGCCATTGATAGTGCTTACGAGTCATGCCCATAGTGTCCTCCTTGCATAACAATTCACATTAGCATATATTTGGCTTATGTGATAGGTGAAGTGAATGAGTGAAATTACTTTTACTTCCAATTTAATTAAACAATTTCAACAACGTAGGTACGAGTTAGGACTTACGCAACCCGAAGTTGACCAAAGACTTGGCGTTGCGTCAGGTCTTTGTGCTAAGTGGGAAATTGGTAATAGAAAGCCAACATTGTTTAACGCATACTGTTGGGCTGAAGCCTTAGGATGCGATATTAAATTGGAGAAAAGAGATGAGAGTTTGTGGGATTGACCCCGGATTGACAGGAGGCATTACCTTTATAGAGGGTAATGAGGTGTCTGCTGAACGTACACCTATCAAAACAATCAAGGGTAAAAAGTTTTTAAACCTAGTGGGTATTGTTGATAGGATAAAAATTTTCAATCCTGACAAAGTGTTTATAGAAAAACAACAGTCAATGCCAAGACAAGGCGTAGCTTCTACATTTAAAACTGGGTTTAACTATGGTTTGTATGTTGGCTGTTTAATAGCTTTAGATGTTGAGTACCTTGAAGTCTCTCCTCGCAAGTGGAAGAAAGACTTAAATGTATCTGCTGATAAAGATTTGGCTAGAGCTAGAGCTGGCTACCTACTACCCCAAGCCGCACACTGTTG